TAATGCGGCTAACAATATGTCCGGATCGTATAAGACGGCTTTCGGGGCGATTGGTGACGCTATGGCCCGGCTCGAAGCTCGTATCCAGTCCACGGCTGGCAACCTTACGAGTGCGCTTGGTCAAAAGGTATTGAACCCGATCAACTCTTCGTGGTCCAGTATGTTTACCAACTTAACCAGCAAGGCGAACAGCTTCGCGGATCGCGTTAAGAATTCATTCGGGGGCAAGATCTTGTCTTCCGTCAATAACCTCGCGAGCAACGTAAGCGGTAAGCTCGGAAATGCGTTTCACACGACAGGCCAGAAAGCTGTCAGCGCGTTAACTGGGATCGTAAGTCATACAGATCGAGCGGCGAGCGCGTCAACTAATTTAGTGAAGCAAGTTTTAGGCGTGGCTGCTGCTTACAAGCTCTTTGATCTTGGAAAACAAGCGATCAAGAGCACTGTTTCGAAAGCTGCTGAATTCGAAGCCAAAATGAGTAACATTAAGGCCGTAACGGGTGAGAGCGCGGAAACGATGAAGAAATTCAACGACGCCGCAATTAAAGCCGGAGCAGATACAGCCTTCAGCGCAGCGGACGCAGCGGACGCAATCGGCGAACTTGCAAAAGCCGGGGTATCAACAAAAGATATCCTAAACGGCGGACTTACAGCGTCCCTAAACTTGGCCACGGCTGGGGAATTGGACCTAAAAGAAGCCGCTGAAATTACATCAACGGCATTGAACGCTTTCCGTCGTGACGGAATGACAGCCACGCAGGCAGCAAACCAACTCGCGGGAGCTGCTAACGCTTCAGCGACAGACGTCCACGAGCTGAAATATGGTCTTTCCATGGTCGCTCCGGTAGCGTCTGGACTTGGTCTATCATTCCGCGATACCACAAACGCCCTCGCAGTATTCGCTCAAAACGGGCTCAAGGGATCAGACGCCGGAACATCACTTAAAACTATGCTTATGAACTTGCAACCGCAAACCAAAGCACAGAGAAATATGATGATGGATCTCGGTATCGTAACCGAGGACGGCGCGAACAAGTTCTTTACGGCTGAAGGTAAGATCAAGTCATTCGCTGAAATTTCGCAAGTTTTGAAAGAACACTTGAGCGGACTTACGGACGCTGAAAAGCAAATGGCCTTGAAAACCATGTTCGGGACTGACGCAGTCCGTGCTGCTACTATCGCGATGAACGAGGGAGCAGACGGCGCTAACAAAATGCAAGAAGCGATCGACAAAGTGAGCGCGGCTCAAGTAGCAGCCGAAAAGCTCAACAACTTAAAAGGGGCCGTCGAGGCCTTGAGTGGTTCGTGGGAAACGCTTCAAATCAAAATCGGGACGGCAGTCTTGCCAGTTCTTACGACGCTCGTAAAATGGATTGACAAGTTAGTCGATAAGTTGTCCAACTCGCAAGGGTTACAAAAGTTTTTGGACGCCTTGAATTCGCTGAATCCAGCTCTTAACCAATTCCTTAATGGAACTAAAATGACCGACGAGCAAGCGAACAAATTCAAGGGCACCATGCAAGCTGTTACGCCAGCCGTTACTGCTCTAATTGGTGCTTTTGCGTTTGGGCCAGCGGTTCGCGGACTAACTTCGCTTACTGGTGTTATGGGCACGGTAGCGATGAAAACAATGGCCCTTGGATCGGTCGCGTCTAGTGCGTTTAGCACGGCTGGTGGAATGATTTCTGGCTTCGTAGGTAAAATTGGTGCTATTCCGGGCGCACTTGGTGGTGCTGCTTCGCAAGGTTTATCAGTCCTTGGAATGATGACAAGCGGGATCGCTTCCGTTATGGGAATCGCCCTCGCGTCAATCGGTCCAGCTGCTATTTTGGGACTAGTCCTTGCTGGCCTTGGTCTAATTAACCAACAGTTTGGACAACAGATCGATCAGTTGATTACCACAGTAACAACTAAAGGGCCACAGATTATTCAAAACCTTGTAAATGGTATTACTAGTCAATTACCGAGCTTGATCGCTTCGGGTGCTGATTTAGTGGCCAAACTCGCGCAAGGATTCGCAACAATGTTCCCGGTTATCGTTGACGCTGGGATCCAGTTGATCGGTAGCCTCGTTCAAGGTGTGGGCCAAAATGCAGGCTCGCTTATTTCATCGGCAATAACAGTCATTGGATCATTCGTTGATACATTGTTACAAGCATTGCCACGGTTGATCTCAATTGGTATGGAATTACTCCTCAACTTGACGAAGGGGAATCTCCAAGCTATGCCGCAATATCTCGCGACAGTTCAACAAATCGCGACAAACTTCATCACGAGCTTACAAGCTAATTTTCCGTCAATCATCGAACAAGGGATTCAAATTTTGATGAATCTCGTCCAAGGTTTCATTCAAGCGTTCCCAGCAATCATCCAAATTGCAACGCAAGTCATTCTCGGATTTATGCAAACGATCTTGTCAAACTTGCCAACGATATTACAAGGTGGTATTCAGTTAATCGTAAGCCTCGTTCAAGGGATCATTAACGCGTTGCCTCAGATCGCGCAAAGTGCGGTACAGATTATCGGTCAGATGATCCGTGGATTCGCTCAAGCCTTGCCACAGCTTATTATGGCTGGAATTCAATTAGTTGTCCAGCTTGCAATGGCACTTATCAAGGGCTTGCCTAATATTATTTCTGCTGCTTGGGAGATCGTTAAGGGCTTTGGTGGAGCCTTGCTCAACTTTATCCCAGAAGCCTTGAAAGGTGTCGCGGACGCTATCGGAAATTTCTTCGGTGGGATCTGGGACTGGATAACTGGTAAGTCAGACGAAGGTGGAGAGAAAACCAAGGCGTCTATTGATGGCACAGCGGAGCATATCAAGAGCAAGAGTTCGGAAACGACGACTCAGATCAGCACAGACGCAACGACAGCGAGCGCGAATGTATCGGGTGCGTATAACCAAATGAGCTCGAACGCTATCACATCATCAACTAATATGAATGTTGGTGTGACTTCGAATATGTCCCAAATGTCCACAAACGCGATGGACAGCACGACGCAATTACAACAGACAGTCTCGACTAACTTCGGGCAAATAAACGCTGACGGGACAGTGAATATGCAACAGCTTGCTGCAAATGCGGACGCGTCATTTAATCAAATGAACGCAAACGCACTTGCTCAAACTGGACAGATGAATACAGGCGTAACGACTAATATCGGCCAGTTGAACGCGAACGCAAGTAACGAGCTGAATCAATTGATGAACAATGCGAACGCGAGCACGACGGGAGTCAACACGGCTGCAACCACGAACTCGCAACAAGCGAGCGCGAACGTTGTAAGTAACTTCCAACAAATGCAAACGGGAGCAACGAGCGCTACAAATGCGATGGTAGCGAGTACGCAAGCGGACTTGTCTAATATGGCTCAACAAGCCCAAACGGCAAGTTCTCAAATGGCTAAATCATTAACGACCAGTTTTCAAGGTATTCAAAAATCTGTATCAAGTTCGATGAGTGCTACAACTCAAGTCATAAAAACTGGTTTAAGTATGATTTCGAGCTTGAGTACTTCGGCTGGTCAACGTTTAGAGGCTACATTTAGAACAACTTTCCAAAGGGTAACGAATAGCGCGAAAAGCGGTATGCAAGCATTTATAAGTACCATGCAATCGAGCATGGCGCAAGCCGTTTCGCTTGCTAGTTCGTCTTGTGAACAGATTTCGGCTTCGTTTAGTTATCTCCCGGCATTGCTTCAAATGGTCGGATTTAACGCGGGCATGGGTCTATATAACGGACTTGCTTCGATGGCTGGTTCGCTTTATGCTCTCGCTTCTAGTATCGCTTCAAATATTGCAGCGGTTATGAGTTCGGCTCTTGATATTCACTCTCCGTCCCGGGTTACGAAGAAAATCGGGGGCTTCACGGGTGAAGGTATGTATCTTGGCCTGCGAGACTGGGTATCAGATATCAACGATATGGCCCGTCAGTACGCCCAAGCGATCACGGATCAAGATTATCAGACTAACAGTGTATTGACCACAAGCGCGAGCGTGACAAGTTCGGGCGTTCGTTCGTCTCTTGAGGACTTGAGCGATGAGGTCAAAAATTCGCAACTTTCGAACCAAAAATTCGAAGTACATAACGAAATTGTGGGAGATAAGATCTATACCACAATTAAGGAAAAGGACGCGAGAGAAAAGGCGCTGGACGCTTATTTCGCGTAAGGGGGAATGATGGACTTATTAATTGAAAAAGACGGCCAAAGCCAGAAATTATCTGGCCTTGGTCTTTACAATATCACGGTCGATGATTCGTCCCCGGCCGTGGAATTATCAAGGCGAACCGTTAAGGGGCGCAATGGTTTTATTTTCGACGGCTTGACTTACACCGAGAAGAAAATCTCAGTCACAGCTAGGCTTTCAGCGGGATCTATGGAGGACTTTTTAAACAAAAAGGACGAAATTTCTCGCTGGGTCTTGGGTGACGATAGCTTCTATATCACGAAATTGTATCAAAACGTAAATAATATTTACGACTTCCAAAAACCCGGGCAAACGACGGGGGATCTAAACCTCGCCCAGTTGCCTCATGCTAACTGGAAATATCGCTATAACGTCGTGGGCGAAGGTCAGATCGAGTTTGATTTTATCGGCAATTCCGAAGCTGGTATCAAGTACAATGTTTCGTTTTCATTCGTGACGGCTACACTTCCGTATGGAGAAACAGTCCCAAGGGATCTCGCACTTTCAGCAAACAGCTTCCCATACAACGGCACGGCCCCACTCAGTCAACTGGAAGTCCCGTTTGTGGTAGAGCTAACCGCAAACGCTGATAATACTGATTTTTTCCTCGAGATCGACGGCCGTCGGTTTACTTACCGGCACACAGAAACGCCTTTAAGATCTGGCCAGAAGCTCCTTTTGAAAGGCGTCGAGACGGCGATCTATCAAGGACCAACGACGCAAGATCTTAACGTCAACAATCGGACAAATTACGAGTATTTCGTTATCCGGCCAAAGCCTAACCGGTCGGTCAATTGGTTTACTAATTTCAAGGGGACCGTCAAGATCCTCGGATTTAAAGAGCTGTATCGCTAGAGAGGAGGTGGATCATTGATTACTTTTTACGACGAGAAAGGCAACGGATACGGAGCCCAAGTCGAGCTAACAACAAAAAACGCTGTAAATGGCGAGCGATCAATTTCGGGGACAATTGTTTCTAATAAGCAAGTTTTATCGAAATTAGATCGTGGGTGGAGCTTTACTTTCGACGGCGAACTCTATAAGATCATTTACGCGAAGCCCAAAGACGAAGGCCGAAATATTTCGCTATCGTTTGACGCGGTCCACCAGTTCTTTTACGATTTCGATCACTCAAACTGTTATAAAGAGTTTAACGGCTCAAATCGTTTTGAAGTCTATATCGAGGAGATTTTCAAAAAT